TATGGTCATTGCCGTAACAACAATGCCCAACCGTTGTTTAAGCTTTCAAGTAATCTTTACGGGTTGCGAAGCTGATGAGGACGGCGATGCTAATGTTCATGGCGGTGCAATGTGGGCTCGTATGCCTATAACTGCCTTGGTTGCAGATGAGCCTTTAGAAGATTGGCCCAAGCCTATGGCTGTACACGAGGCACAACCTTGGGACTGCCCTTCACATACACACGCTGTATATACCTTAGACAGGGCTACTCCTTGTCCTTGGATGGCGAAGATAGATGGCAGGTTTTTCCCTGCTAAATATATGTTTACCGTTGATTACACAGATACCGACGTTGCAGATGATCCGGCTCAACACAAACAAGCTCATGTTATGCAGCTATTAGATGCTGATGAGTGGACCGGAAACATTGTAGCGTTACCTAACAATCGTGTGCGGGTAACTCACCCTGCGTGGTTTGAAACCGGAGAAGGCGCTCCAGACTTCAAACCTTCGCAGCATGTACATTATTCTAAATCTGATTTAGACTATACATTAGATGTAACCCAAATATTTGACAATATTTACAGCGAGGAATGAGATGGCGGTTTCTAATAGCGTAGATTTTGATCTTGATGTAGCTGATTATATTGAAGAAGCTTTTGAGCGGTGTGGCTTAGAGGTTAGAACGGGTTACGACCTTAAATCCGCCAAACGATCTTTAAACCTGATGCTTGCCGAATGGGCTAACCGGGGTTTAAATCAGTGGACTATTAAGCAGGTATCTTTGCCGTTAGTTACAGGTATTGCTGATTATCCTGCCGGAATATTAAATATGACAGTAGGGACTGTTAACGCTTTTAGATTGGGTGAAAATATTACAGGTGTAACAAGTGGTGCTACTGCTTCACTAACAAGTGCTACTTCTGCTACTGTTTTTGCTATAACTATACCTTCAGGGACATTTGTTGCGGGTGAAACTATTGTAGGTGAAACAAGTGGTGCTAGTACAACTGTAACTTCTGCGGTAGATTTTTTTAACGTAAGAAGCAATATAGATATTTTGTCTGTGGTAGTTCGGCGGGACGGGACAGACTTTGCTTTGTCTAGGTTAAGTAGAGATGACTATATTAATATTCCTAACAAGACCACTCAGTCTCGGCCTAACCAGTTCTTTTTAGATCGTCAGGTTACGCCGATTTTAAGGATTTGGCCTACTCCAGAAAACGACACTGATGTTATTTTTTACAATGCTCTTACACGCATGGACGATGCTGATACCTTTATAAACAATATGGACATGCCGTTTAGGTTTTATCCATGTTTGGCCGCAGGGTTGGCTTATTATATTTCGGTAAAGCGGGCTCCTAATCGTGTTCAGATGTTAAAAGCTATGTATGAAGAAGAGTTTGAACGCGCTATGACTGAAGATCGTGACCGGGCATCGTTTAACGTTGTTCCGAAGTACGATTATTATAGGGTAGGCTAATGGGTAAGTTTGCAATAGGCAAAAACGCTTTTGCAATTTCTGACCGATCCGGTTTCCGGTATCGTTATAAAGACATGCGCGAAGAGTGGAACGGTCTGCTTGTTGGCAGAGATGAGTTTGAAGCTAAACAACCTCAACTAGGGCCTTTTCGCAAAGCCACAGATCCCCAAGCCCTTAAAAATGCCCGTCCAGATAAAAAAGAGGTCTTAGACGTTTATGTCGGGATTCCCTTAGTAGAAGCACCGCAGCCCAGACCAACACGGGCGTTTGGTTTTGCAGGAGTTGTTACGGTGGTTACATCATGAGCTATACTTATACTACATTAAAACAGGCCATACTGGATTACACGGAAAACGATGAAACAACGTTTGTAAGTAATCTTCCTGTTTTCATTAAAAACACAGAAGAGCGTATCTTAAAGAACGTTCAACTAAGCTTGTTCCAAAAGAACGACGCTGGCGCAATGTCTGCTTCCAATAAGTTCTTAGGGGTTCCAAGCGACTTCTTAGCGCCGTTTGCTTTGTCTTTCACCAACAGTTCTGGCAACGTTGTGTTCTTAGACTTCAAAGACTCTAACTTTGTGCAGTCTTTTAACCCAGATGCTACAGTAACGGGCCCTCCTCGTTACTATGCTCAGTATGACCTTAACAATTTGATTCTAAGCCCCACTCCGGACAGTGGCTATGCGGCTGAAATACATTATTTCTACCGTCCAACCAGCTTGACCAAAAGTCAGACTACGTTTTCGGTGGCTTATACTGGTGGAACTGTTTTTTCTCCGGGAGAAACAATAATTGCAACTCCTGCGGGGGCAACTTCTTCTACTGAAAACTCTTCTTTTATCGTTACCGGGACCACCGGAACGGGTAACACAACCTTAACCGCTAACTTTCCTGCGGGTTTGACGGATGCTTACCCTAGAGGAACGGCCGCTTCTGGAACAGCTTTGGTTGGAAACACCAGCGGCGCTGTTGCGGTAGTTAACAACGTTCCCAGCGGAACAACTTCCGAAAAGATAGTGCCTGACATTACTACAACGTGGATCAGTGAAAATGCAGATTTAGCAATTTTGTACGGAAGCTTGATGGAAGCGTATGTGTATATGAAGGGTGAACAGGACATGCAGGTCTTGTACGAAAAGCGTTTTGTTGAGGCTATTATGGGTCTCAAGCTACTTGGCGAGAGCAAAGAAGTTACAGATGAGTACAGAACCGGACCAGTGGTGAGGCAAAAACAATGAACGAAATGTCTTTTGGCGTTGAAATGTCTAATGATTTTAAGGTGGGAGTGGAAACTACAGACAACCGTGGTTTTACTCCTGAAGAGACTGCAAAGCGTTGCGTAAATAAAATTGTAAGTATTTCCGAAACCGCGCCCCCTGAAATACGGGATCAAGCGCTTGCATATCGAGACGATGTAGAGAAGCTTGTGGCTATCTATATGAAACAGGCTATTCAAAGCGACAGAACTACAGTATATAATGCAATAAAAGATGCTGGTCAGCTAAAGTTGGCCGAATATATAAGGAAAATGTAAATGGCTTTTAACGGCAACTTTCTATGCACCTCGTTCAAAGTAGAACTGATGAAGGGTGTTCACAATTTTACAGCAGCGAGTAATCAGTTTAAATTAGCTCTGTACACCAACAGTGCTACTTTTAACGCTGCAACTACTGCATACACCTCTGGCAACGAAATCTCTGGTACAAACTACACGGCAAAAGGAAACTTTTTAACGAGTGTAACACCCGTGGCTAGTGGAACAACTGCTTTGGCAGATTTTGCAGATGAGGTTTTTTCAACGGTTACAATATCGGCCGTTAGGGGTGCTTTAATATTTAATGAAGCGGCTACTGGCGATCCAACGGTTTGTGTTCTGGACTTTGGCGCGGATAAAGCAGCCAGTTCCGGCGACTTCACCATTGTTTTTCCTACTGCCGATGCTTCTAACGCGATTATCCGGATAGCCTAGTGGCCGATCCGGTTGCAGCCTTTCAAGGGTGGAATAGCTCCCTCCAAGGGTGGAACACCGGAACTTGGAATACCAATGTTGCCTATAATGTAACGGCAACCGCTTCGGTTAATAACGCTGCACCCAATATTGAAGGGGATGCGTTTGGGCAAGCAGGCGCAGTAGTAGGGACAGGCGCAGTTGGATCTGTTACTGTTGTTGGAAAGGCTAATGTTACCGTTACGGGCGTTGCGGGAACTTCGGCTTTAGGTAGTTTCTTTACCACCAACACAATGGTAACGATGACTGCTTCGGTCAACAGTGCAACAACGGCGACAGTTGGTAATGCCAATGTTCCCGTCACAGGGGTAAGTGCAACTGGGGTAGTAGGAACTTTAACAAACCCACCTTGGGGTCAAATTGTTCCAGATCAGAACCCCAACTTTTTAAACATAGTGCCTTCTCAAAACCCTTCTTGGGCTAATATTGAGAACGGCCGCGTAGCATAGGATAATAACATGGCAAGTGTATATACAAATGACTTACGGTTAGAGGAAATCGGTTCTGGTGAGCAATCGGGCTCTTGGGGCGACACGACCAACACTAACCTAGAATTAATTGCGGAAGCTTTTGCTTTTGGTACTGAGGCGATTACAACTAACGCTGACACACACGCAACAACAATTGCAGACGGAGCTTCGGATCCCGGACGTGCGTTGTTCTTAAAGTACACAGGAACCTTGGATTCGGCCTGTACGATAACATTAGGGCCAAACACGGTCAGTAAGATGTGGTTTATTCAAAACTCTACTTCTGGCTCTCAAAGCATTATTATTAAACAAGGGTCTGGCGCAACAATTACCATTTTAACAGGGGACACAAAGGCTGTTTATTCAAATGGCGCAGGCTCTGGCGCGGCTATTGTCGATGCCTTCACTAATATTTCCTTTCCAAGTTTATCTACAAGTACAGCAGGTACATCCAACCTACGCCTTGGCGTCAATGCTGGTGATGCAATAGCCTCTGGCGGTAACTACAACGTGGTCTTGGGCGATGAGGCTGGTACTGCTTTAACCACGGGTGATGGCAACGTAGCTGTTGGCTTTGAGGCATTAGCTACGGAGGACGCTCACGGTAATAATACTGCCATTGGCTATCGTGCCTTAAAAACACTTAATGCAGGAGCAGTGGGTGAAAACACAGCCGTAGGTTTTGAAGCGGGTAAAGCAGTCACCACGGGCTTAAACAACACAATCATCGGTGGTAATGCTGGTGATGCTCTTACTAATGCTGACGATAATGTAGCTGTAGGACGAATAGCTTTAACCTCAGATACGTTAGGTAGTAAATCAACAGCTATTGGTAGGTCTGCTCTACAAACACAGAACTTTACTACTGCTACAGATACTAACAACACAGCGGTAGGTTTTGAAGCGGGTAAAGCAGTCACCACGGGCGTACAAAACACCATCGTGGGTGGCCTTGCAGGAGATGCCTTAACTGATGCAGACTTTAATGTAGCTGTTGGAATGCAAGCGTTGACAGCTATGACTTTAGGAAGTCGTAATGTTGGGGTTGGAACATTTGCTTTAATGTCTGCTAATGTTACTACGGCTACTGATACTTACAACACGGCGGTAGGCCATCATGCGGGTGCAGCAGTCACAACGGGCGTAAACAACACCCTTATTGGCGGCCTAGCAGGTGACGCTTTAACTGATGCTGACAGAAATGTAGCAGTAGGGTATTTTGCATTAAGCTCAGATACTTTAGGTAGTAAGTCTATAGCTATCGGGTCGGGCGCTTTATTTACTCAAAACTTCACCACAGCTACAGATGCTTTTAATATAGCAATCGGAGATGCTGCGGGTTTATCAATCACCACGGGTATAAAAAACACCATTGTCGGTGGTAATGCTGGTGACGCATTAACTGATGCTGACTTTAATGTAGCTGTAGGTAATAATGCTTTAACTGCGGACACTTTAGGTAGTCGTTCTGTTGCTATTGGTAATTCTGCTTTGCTTACGCAAAACTTCACTACTGCTACAGATTCTTTTAACACCGCCGTAGGTGATCAAGCAGGTAGAGCAGTCACAAATGGAGGATTTAACACCCTAATCGGTGGGCTTGCTGGCGATGCTTTAACTTCTGGTAATAGTAATGTTGCAATGGGTTATCTTGCTTTAAGTGCTGATACGTTAGGAGACAGAAATGTTGCTATTGGTAATGCCGCATTAGCTAGTCAAAACTTTACTACATCCACCGATTCTTACAATGTAGGGGTAGGACACTTAGCAGGTACAGCAATCACCACTGGCTTATATAATAGCTTTGTTGGTGGCTTGTCAGGGGATGCCTTAACTACGGGTCAATATAATGTTGCTATGGGTTATTTATCTTTATCAGCAGACACTAAAGGAAGTAGAAACGTTGCTATTGGTAGTTTTACTTTAGACTCACAAAATTTTACTACGGGTACAAGCTCTTACAATACAGCGGTTGGTTATTCGGCAGGTACAGCAATCACCACTGGCATAGAAAACACCATTGTTGGTGGCCTAGCAGGTGACGCCCTTACAGATGCAGATTTTAACGTGGCAGTAGGTGTGGCTTCTTTAAGTTCTGATACTTTAGGAAGTAGATCGGTTGCTTTAGGTTATGCCACATTAGGTTCACAAAACTTTACGACAGCTACAAATAGTCACAACACAGCAGTAGGACACGCTGCGGGTAATAACGTCACAACTGGCACACTTAACACTCTTATTGGTGGTCTTGCAGGTGACGCTTTAACTGTAGGTAATTCTAATACAGCGCTTGGACAAGGTGCATTAAGTTCGGATACTAAAGGTGATACTAGTGTTGCGATAGGAATTCTCGCTTTACAAGATCAAAACTTTACTACTAGTACCGATGTTTACAACACCGCAGTTGGTGCTTTTGCAGGTGAAAATATCACCACGGGCGTAGAAAACACCCTCATCGGAGGACTAGTAGGTGATGCTCTCACTGATGCAGATTTCAATGTAGCGATAGGTGTCAATGCTTTAACATCAGATACAAAAGGAAGTAGATCAGTTGCTATAGGCATAGGCGCATTAAACGGACAAAACTTTACTACATCTACAAATTCAGATAACACAGCAGTTGGGTATCATGCAGGTAATGCCATCACCACGGGCATAAGAAACACTATCATGGGTTCACTTGCTGGCGATGTACTAACTGATGCAGACTTTAATGTGGCGTTGGGTTATGCA